CGTCATAAATAATTTGGGTTAGCTGCACCCAGTAGACCTTATTGACATGGCGCAGGCTTTTCCCATCTTTCGCACTGCAGCGCATACGGATTTCATAACGCGCCTTTTCAAGATTGTCAAAGCGAAATACACGATAAAACGCATTATTTGTCGCCTCTTCAATTCGTCCTGTGTAATCAGATGTATTTGTCACGCTATTATCTGACTTAATAAAGTTCCACGCATCACGGCGCTTAATGTGGCCGGCCATACCCTTTTGATTTGCTAAAGGTAATGCCTGCCAGGACTCATCACCTACCTTACGAATTTCTGCTTTCAACGTGACAGCCGTACGGTCAGCGCCGCCGCTATCATTTGAATAATATAATCCGTTTGGGAATCCAACAGTTAACTCTATCGCGTCACACGCATCGCCTTGTACCTGTTGCGTATTCCATGATTCAGTCAATTCATAGTTTAGGGATTGATCCGCAAAGTTATCATTGAAATTTGGGATAACTGTTTGGTCATTTGTGCCCTTTCTGATATCCACCTGCACATCCTTATAATTACTGATTGGGTTAGCGTTAATACGAATATCTTCTATCTTTGATAATTCGCCCTCACCCGCACAGTATAAAAGGTTAAGGTATTGCTTTTCGCCATCACTAATTACATGGCGGGATAATAATAACCCAGCGCTTTTCATCCGGCCATACGTCACGGCTAAAGGGTAGCCCTGCCCAGTAACAGTTTCGGTACCTCCCCAGCCATATGTATTTGACTGTTCGGAATTCGAACGGTCAACCTTAGGAGCAGTTAACTTTGAAATGATAACATTACCTATCATCCCTACCGCCATAGCAATTATTGACCGCCAAATTAAGCTTTTGATACCAAAGATAGCACCCGAAGCGATACCACCGGTAAATGCAGCCATCCCTATCGATAGAAGAACACCAAAGAACTTACCCTCAACTCGGGGCATTACTACAATGTAATCTTCATCGTTTACAACTGTATCTGGTGCCGCCTCATGTCCATTTACTGAGTACGCCCATTCACCAGGTGCACTGAAGTAATAGCTGATAGACTTGCCCTGTTTAAATGGCAAATATTTTGTATCCCGTTGCTCTGGCTTGAACGGATTATTTACAATAATTACGTTAACCATCTGCTACTCCTTCCTTTCATAAATGTGCTTCAATCGAGGCACGTACTTTGATATGTGCTCTATACAGGTGCCGCTGTGTTCAGTAGCGTGTATAAATTTACCTTCGCCAAGATAAACCCCTACATGATCGAGATTTTTACCATATAGCGCAAATACCAAAACACTCCCTGGCATTGGCTCACGAACCTCGCGCCATTCGTCCATTTGGATTTGGGTATATTCGGGTAGTGGTATTCCACTACGCCGATATACCTCAACAACTACATCCCAGCATTTCATTTCCGAGAATGGGGTACCTATCATATCAGTCAAATCACTTATTGGATGCATATAGTCCTCCTTGCGGAATAGTAGGTTCTCCTCCAAATCGAGTACTGTTCCCCAATTCACGACATCGCGCTAGGGTTTTATTGCATTGATTTTCGTGCCCCTTATATCCACATTGAACCCCTTTAAATTTGAACGGGCAGAAATCCTTCATCACACGGATTAACGGGAATCGTCGAGTAAAGCTAAAGTCAGTACCCAGTGTAAACTCCATCCATTCAGCATTCGCATGAGTTCCCGTAATTACGAAATGCTCCTCTTGCTCGCACACATCAGGTATGTTCGTATTCACTACACGAATGATGACATTGGCTCCAGTGAATCCATTATTAGACTCTGCCATACGCTGGATTGTCCGAGTTACATTAGACACGGATAGCTTGATATTAGGTAAATCCGTCGCATTCTCTGTAACATCTTGAATGGTAAATGGAAATGCAATATAGGTATTGCCTTGAAATTGGATATTCTCCGTATTGTATACCAATCGAATCGTATCCCCTTTATAGGATATTTCTAACAGCATTAACCACACACCTGTGGCCGATATTTGGTTTTTCTCTAAAATCGATGCCGTTGAGAGCGGTAACATGTTATACCTCCTGTAATTTCACGGTTCCCATCCACACTCCGTAGTCATTCGCTGCAAAGTCTAACTGGTCGGCGAATCGCACGTGAAGAGTTTCACGAGTTTCCGGATGGATCCAATCGAAAATACCGGAGCAGTTGACTTCATCGAAGAATGACCGAAGTTTATAATAATCAGCTGTTGGCAACTTGTACCCTACGGAATATGTCCGCCGGGTCTTTGTCGTCTTCTTCCTGGTGATTAGCGTCATATTTTCAACTTGGCCTTTATACGAAATATCTGGAGTAGTCTCCTGAATTGGGTATATCGGCCATCGAATATCTGGAAATACTGCCATAGTTATACTGCGGATGCCTTGATGGCGTCACGCATACCTCCTTTGTTTGATTCCATAGCACGAACTACTACATCGATAACATAATTCTCACCATCAAAACGAGAGTTCTGTTGCTTGCTTTCGAGTTCTTGGCCAGACTGATTAACGATATTAACAACTACGTTGTTACTTGTAGTACCGCCCATCAATCTACGTGTTTCACTTGCAGTATAAATACGATGTGATCCCGATGATTGTAATAGTTCTGGCCCGTTTTCACCAACTAACATAAGCCCTGGATTCGTTTTTCCTCCGGCAGCGAATCGATTTCCTGTAAATGCAGAACTAAACGAACTACCACCGGCAAAGGACGATGCCCCTTTTGCAGCACCTAGTGAGCCAATACCACTTACTGCACCACCAAATAATCCTTGCAACTTAGGCATGATGTATTGTTGGAACGTTAACTGAATCATCATCTTAATAATGGCGTTCGTCATATCCTTGAATATGTCCTTGATGCCTTTACTAAATGATTTCGTTCCTGTTGCCATAGCTTCGAGATTATTTGTCCAAGCAGAATTAATAGAGCTCATCGTACTGTCAAAAGTAGATTTCGCTAAATCAGCATAATTGGTAGTCTCTTGCTTATATTGCCGAGCCGCTTCTTGTAGGCTTGCTTTAAGACTACGACCTGCAAGTTCCCATAGCTTCTGTTGAGACTCTAATAGGTTCTTTTCAATTTGCAGTCTTTGCGTAGCTGTTAACTGGGCCTCATTGACTTCGCTACGTGCATAATCAATATAAGCTTTTAGCTCTTCAGCAAGTAGTACATCCGCATCACTGCGAGATAATCGACCAAGTGTAACCATATTGGTTAAGTGGTCAACGGTTTCACTTGTTTGCGTGTATGCCAACTCTCTGATTTTTTGCTCAGTATCAGAAGCCAATTTTAGGCGCTCTGCCTGAGCTTTCTTTTCAGCGAGTTCCTTATCGCCTACGGCTTTTGTATACTCGCGAACGCTATCATCAATCTGCGCCTTTTGTGCTTCGGCTTCAGCTTTGAGTAATTGTAAGCGGTCGCCTGTGCGTTCGAGATCGAGTTTCTTGATATCCTCATTCATCTTACGAACACGGATAGCTTGATTGCGTTCTGCCTCGGCAAGTCGTTTTTGATACAGCTCTTCGTTCTTAGCTCTAACTTGAGCGGTTAGATTTGACTCAGCGAGCTTTTTGGCGTTTGCCGCACTACCTGCTGTATCAGCCATAGAACTCGAAGCACCTGCTAATAAGCTAGTGTCTACGTACCCTGTAATAGCACCAAAATCGCCAGTAACAGATGGTTTGGCAATTACACCTGTGCTTGAATTAGCGCCAGTATATCCGCCGTTTCCGTCACTAATTACAATATGATTATCGCCAAGTACAACCACCCCGTCTCCGGCTTTAGGAACGTATCCATCGCCCTCATCATGCCAAGCACCAGCGGCTCTTGCTGCGTCCATGATAGATGGAACATATCGCGGTACATCCTTACCAAACGCTTGAAGTACAGAGTCAGAGAATAGCTTGCCGCAATCTGTTGCCCATGTACCATCTGCGCCTAACTCGTATGCCTTACCGAGTTGCTCGTTAGCTGCGTCCAGTACGCTTACAGCTTCTCCAGTAACGCCTCCGCTCAATCCAGAAACAGAGCGGATAATATCACGGATATTCTTATTGTTAGCTTCGTACTGGTTCTTGGCAGTTAGCTTATCGATTTCGTATTGACTGCCGTCAATTTGCAGACTTTGCAAAGTAAGAGACCGATACAACTCAGACATACGCTCTACGGCGCTTGCTAACTTCTCGGCCGCTTGTTGAGCTTTCTTAGCAGCCTGCTCTTGAGCTTTGGCCGCTTTTGCAGCTTCCTCATTTGCCTTATTGATAGCCTCGGTATTCGTTAATCCGCCATTAGCGATTGCTTGCTTTGCTTTTTCGAGCTCTTCTTCAGTCTCTTTTTGTTTGACTTCGTGGGCGTGTTTAAGGGCTAATAAGGAATCGATCTCTGCCCCTTCTGCTTTTGTGGCCATGCGATCGTTTTTTATTAGTCCGAATAAAGCAGAATCTTCAACCCAATACCTTGTATCATGCGATGCTTTAAATTCCTTAGCCAACCCGGATGTGGAATTCGTATTCTTATGAATTTTACTTCCTCTGAGTTCCACACCTAAATCGGACCCGGATGTTTTTTCATTGTAACGAAAATCGAGTAACGCTTTCCCTGCAAGTCCAATTACTGTAGCCAATGTTACCCATGGCCCCGCAGCGGCAAGCGTAGCTATTTTCATAAATCCGAGTGCACTGGTTAGTGACCTCATGACTATGATTACTGCCCCAGCTTCTGCACCGAATTTAACAATTCCACCGATAGCTTCCTTTTGCTCGGCTGTCATTGACTCGAATTCTTCACCGACGTCTAATACA